GTTGCCTCAGCCATTGGTGGCTCCTAACGGTTCGGACGGGACGGGGACAGGATCGATCGGCGTGAAGATGACATCGTTCGGGCCGTCGACGACATCGAACGTCGGCGGGCCGGCCGGGCACAGGGAACGGGCGGTGATCGTCACCGTCGCCGTGATCACCATCGCCCGCAACGACGAGTCGACGGGGACACCGGTCAGGATCGCCGGCCGCCACCCGTCGTGGTAGAAGCGTTCGGCGCCTTCGACGGCGTCGACGACCGCGGAGGTGAGGTCGTCGAGCCCGGCGACCTGAGCGTGGACGGCGCCGTCGTAGACGATCCAGACGGCGAACCGGGCGACGGTGACGGTGGTCGCGGTGCCGATGGTGGCCGGGTTGCCGTCGTGGTCACCGATCCAGATCTTCGGCGCGACGACCCGCCCCGCGGGCGGTGGGTACGGGTCGACGCGGCCGGGCAGCACGGGGTTGAGCGCGTTGTAGAGGGCGGCGCGGGCATCAGCGAGCCGGGAGACCATCAGGCAACCCCGTAACGGGCTCTGTGGGGCCGTAGGAGCGACGCAACCGCCTCGCCGCCTGCCAGTGCGTCGCGGGGCCGCTGAGCGCCGAAGGCGTCGCCGGGGTCGCCGGCGGACTGGTCGCGGTACCGGGCGACCGTTTCCATCTCGAGCGCGGTTTGTGCCCAGGCCGGCGGTGGCGGCCCGACGATCGCCACGACGCCGTCGAGGTAGGCGTCAATGGCGCCGGCGGCGGACGGGATGAGGGATTCGATGCGGGCCTGGTCGACGTCGCCGTCCGACAACCGCAGGATGTTGAACACGGCGGCGACCGTCGCCGTCGTGTCCCACCACAATGCGGTTGCCGGAGGCAGAACGTCGGTCATTCGTCGTCGTCTCCGATGAGTGCCTTGCGGGCCTTCCCGGCGCGCTCGGCTTCGATGACACGGTCCTCGTCGTCGGGGTTGGCGTCGAGGTACTCGTTGACCTCGGCGACGGTGTGCTCGGAAGGGTCGAACACCTCGCCCACCGGCGGGTCCGGCGGCGGCTCCTCGCCGGCACCGGTCCAGATCGGCGGCAGGCCGACGGACTCGCGGTTCGGATCTTCGAAGGTGCTCATGGCGTCTTCGTGATCTTGACGACACCGGCGGGCTCGATGACGACGGCGTCGAAGTCACCGGCGTAGCCGAGCTGGACACCCCACACCGACGGCTCGACGACTTGCAGGTTCCCGTACTTGTACTCGAACGCCTTGGCGGCGGCCGTCGAGTAGACGACGATCTGTCCGGCGTCGAGCCCGGCCGACATGATCACCGACAGGCCGGCGATGTTGCCCTGCTCGCCCTGGTCGAGGTTCCCGGCCGAGAACCCGGACCCGTAGGCGTTGGTCGGGTTGATCGGCGGGAAGATCGGCCCGATGACACCGAGCATGTCGGGGGACACGGCGACGACGGTGCGGCCCTGACCCTTGGTGGCGGCGAACACCGTCCCGGCGGCACCCCAGATCGCGGAGGCGACCGCCGCCGGGGTCGGCGTGCCGGTCGGCAGGATCGGCCCGGCGGTGGCGGCGGCCCACAGCACGTCGGCGGTGACCTCCTCCGTTTCGATGGCGTACTGCTGCGCGAGGTCCTGGATGATCATGTCGAGGATGCCGGGCGACGTGCGCTGGATGTCCTGCTTGGACACGTTGACGTAGCCGCCGTACGTGTCGGCGCCCAGCGGCGTCTTCGTGACGAGCATCTTGCGCGAGGCGAGCTCGGTCTTCTCACCGGCCTGCAACCCGACCTGCGTGTGCTGGGTGACCCGGGCGTACGACCATGCACCGGAGCCGAGGTCGGTGGGGCCGAGCGTGCCGACGAGCGGGCGGGCGACCTCGATGAAGTTGACGATCGGCTGGACGACGTTGTCGGGGATGAGCCCCGGGTTGTCGGCGGTGGTCTGGTGGGCGGCGACCCGGTTGTAGAGCTCCTGGCGCTGTTGGGCTTCGACGTCGCCGAGCTGCGCGTAGTACCGGTCAGCGATGTAGGCGCCGGCCGTGCGGTACTCGACGCTCGCGCTGGCCTGCGGGTTGCGAGCGTTGGCGTACAGGCCCATCAGCTCCTGGGTGCGGCTGCGGGACTCGATGGCGATGCGGGCGCCCTCCTGGAGCGGCTCCATCTGCGAAGCGACGACCCGCATCCGGTCCCGAGCCCGGGTGTACAGCTCGGTTTCCTCGGCGGTCATGTCACGCCCGGACGATTCGGCCCCTTCGACGAGGCCGTCCATCAGGGTGCGCTTCTCTTCGAGCTCGGCCTGGAAACGGGCGAGCATGGCGTCAGTCGCGGACATCGCGATCTCCTTCAGACAATTCGAAACGGATGATGGTTTCGAAGTCCGGTGACGTCGCTTCGTCCGATCCGACGGCTTCTGCCGCTCGCCCGGAGGTCTCCTCGACTACGTGGAACGGGATGGTAGATCGAAACCGCCCCGTGCGGCAAGCATCTCCAACCTGATGCGGTCCAGGCGGGGTGTCGCCGGCCGTGCCGGCTGACCGTCGGCGGTGCGGACGGCGAGCACCTTGGCGCCCTTGTAGGCCGGGTCGCCGGTGAGCGCGATGTGGACGAGCTTGGCGCGGGTCACCTTCACCGCGGAGCGGTCAAGCGTCCATTCCTCGGCTTCGGGTTGGAACCCGATGGACGGGGACAGCAACCCGTCGGCGGCGAGCTCGAGGACGTCGTCGCCGGCGGCGGTGCGCGAGATCCGCAGCTCGGCGCGTAGCCCGCGGGGGTCCTTCGGGTGGAACGCGGCGACCCGGCCGAGCGGCGCCTCGAGGTCGTGGGCACGGTTGACGGTGACGTCGCCGTGGACACCGGTGAACGCGTCCGGGGACACCGACTCGGTGACCCAGCGGTTGCGGCGCAGCACCTCGGTCGGTTCGTTGTACGGGACGGCGATCAGGTCGATGACCCGCTGGACGTGGCGCACCTCGAGCGTCGTCGACGCCGTCCGGTACTCGATCTCGGTGATCACATGACCCCTTCCGGGACGGTGCCGGTGATGATGAGCCGTTCGATGTCGCCGACCTGGCGGGCCGACAGGACACCGATGCGGGTGAGGATCTCCCAGGTCTGCGCCCGCTCGTACGGGCCGGGCTGGACGTAGGCGTCGCGGTTCACCTCGACCGTCGTGCCACGCGGGAGGAGTTTGCCGGACAGGTCGGCCATCAGGTGGTCCGCCATCGGACGGAGCCCGGCCCGCCAGTGGTAGTCGAACAGGGCGGTCGTGTTCGAGTAGGTCATCGAGTCGCCGCCGGATGGGAGGCCCATCAGGAACGGCGGCAGGCCGAGCAGGACGGCGATGCGGGACTCGTTCCACGCCGACAGTTCGACGAGGGCCATGTCTGCCGGGTTGAACTGCAAGGTCTTGAAGTCGACGCCGCCGGACAGGACGGCGGGCATCCCGAGCGACGACAGGCGGGCATCCACCCATTGGGCTTGCAGGTCGGCGGACTGGGCGGCGGACAGCTCGTCGGGATGGGTGAGCACGGCGTTCGGTACGCCACCGGACGCGGCGAACTGTTGGGCGTAACGGGCCAGGGTGGCGGCGGCGACGAGGCGGGGGGCGCCGACCTCGAGCGGGCCGTGGCCGTGGGCGTCACCGGTGCGGGACTGGTACCGGATGTGGATCATGTCGGCGGTGACGTCGATCCCGCCGATCGTGTACCGGCGGAACGCGCCGTCCATGTCGGCGTCGACCATCCACGGCGCCACGACATGGAACCGGGCCGGCCAGTCGGTGGCGTAGCGGGCGGTGACGAGGATGAACACCTCGCCGGCCGACTGGTAGTCCCACATCAACTGCTTCGCGAACTCGTTCCAGGAGCCGTACATGTTCGGGTCCGGGTTCGTCATCCAGTCGGCGTTCAACGACGGGGACGCGCCGACGAGGTACGGCGGCATCGACGAGAAGATGCTGGCGTTCTTGTCGAGGCAGGCCCACGCGGTGTCGGTCAACTGTTGGACCTGCCCGTACCAGTTCGGTGTCGCCCACTCTGCCGGCCAGCCCGACCACGGCGCCGCCGGGGGTGGACCGGTGCGGCGCCGGCCGGGGCCTTCGTCGATGATCTCAATGGCGCCGACCTCGCCGGGACGCGCCGTCGGCGGGCCCACCGTCGCCGGCGGATGGGTCGCCGGATCATTCCCGTTCGGCAGGAGGGACCGGTGTTCCACGACGTGCAGACCGGACGCGGTCAGACGATCGGCGGACACGGGATCCAATGATGCCACACGAACATTGATTTGAACATTGATGGGTGCTAATGGATCGCCGGGGACGGGGACGGGCGCTCGGCTTCGACGAGACACCAGCACACGCCGCGCAACAGGTCCGAGCGGCGACCGGCGGCGCGGACCATCGTCAAGCCGACGTCACCGGCGGTGACACGGGCCTCAGCGATCTGATGGTCGAGCTCCGGGGTGTCGTCATGCACGACCCGCCCCGTCGACACATGCGACCGCAACAGGGCGAGCCCGGTGCGGGTCGCCGCCTTCGCCGGCTCCCCGAACCGTGTCCCCTTCGGGAAGCGGCGCTGATCCAACGGCATCCCGTCACCCAACAAGACCAGGGACCGGCGGTGCGCGTCGGCGATCTTGCCGGCGAACGACCAGGCGTCGTCCCAGGCGTCGAACAGGGCGCCACCCACCTCGAGCACGCCGAGCTCGACATGCGGCACCACGACCGCGACCGCGGCGCCCTGCCCGTTGTTGTCCACCAACGCCAGGAACGCCGCGGTCGGATCGAACGGCGCCACAACACGACGCCGCGCCCACGCCCCGTCCGGCAACAACGGCTCACCACGGGCCTCCACGCCGCCATGCAACGGCCAGATGTTGAACCACTGGCAACGCACCCCGGCGACCAGCTCGTGCTCGCCGGGGCCGGCGTCGACGTACGGCACCGCCCGCTTCACCGCCTCGGCGATGATCCGCTGCCGGCGGGGCGTCCAGTGCGGCGACGCCGCCCGCCACGCCTCACCCGACGTGAGGTCGGCGTCCCGGCGCGCTGACCACTCGCACAGCAGGGTGCCGTCACCGGTGGCGAGGTCGTCGATCGCTTCGGCCCGATAGGTGGGCACCAGATCGGAGCACGCCGGATGCGCCGTGGAGGCGAGCAGGAGCTGCCCGGACGCGGCCTCGACGGTCGTGGGGGCGAGGTTCTGTTGAACGTGGGCCAGCTTCACGGCGAACGCCTCGTCCACGTAGGCGAGCGACGACGTGAACCCGACCGTCGAACGGTGCGACTTGACGAGCCACTCCCCGCGGTCCTTGATGATCCCCTCGTTCCCCGCCGAGTAGGACCGCTTCCAGCCGTGCAACTCGGCGCGCCCCGTCGCGAAGTCCAGGCCGCGCACGGCGGTGCGCATCACGTTCGCGGTGTGCAACACGAGTTGCTCCTCACCGAACCGGTCGGCCTGCTCCGACCGCCAGTCGAGCAGCATGTGCGCGAGGGCGGTCTTGCCGACCTGGCGGGCCACCGTCAACAGGACCGCCGTCCAACACAACGCACCCGTCGAGTCGTGCTCCAAGATGCGATAGGCGACGAGGCGTTGGAACCAGCGCATCTCGAACCCGTACGACCGGCGACACCATGCTTCGAACTCGGCGCCGTACGACCCGACCGCGGTGTGATGCGGCGCCGACATCAACCGGGGCCACGTCGCGTCGTCCGGCACGTCGAGCAGCTCCTCGAGCCACGGCACATCGAACCGGTCCACCGACAGCCCGGACTCGTCGACCGTGAGCAGCGCCGGGACGACGACCTGGACGTCGTCGCCGTTGCCGAGCCGGGCCGCCTGCAACCGTTGACACGGCCCACACGACGGCACCAACACACAGCACCCCGACCCGTTCCGATGTTTGTGCATCGCCAAAGGCGGCTGATGATCTGCTTCAGTAGCCCGCCGCCCACATTGATGAGCACACATTGGGCGGCCCGCCAACAAAGCACGCCGCGCCCGGTCATACGCCGGCCCATACGCGCTCCCACGACGCGGCACAATCAAACACCCCCCAACAAACCAAACAATCTCGGACCATTACACATTAAACGTCAACAAATCAAAGGATTGGGGCAGGAAACATGGCGGGAGGACGTCCTGCGGGTGTGTGACATTAAAAAAATTGTCGTAATGTTTGTTCATTTTATTTGGGGGACGTCGTCCGGGTCGGACATTGTTTGTGTTTGTTTGTTGGTGCGTTGGTCGGCCATGCAGTTGAGGCAGATGCCGGACGACCAGTGGTGTCGGCACCCGCAGTGGCAGAGTCCGCATCGTCCGGTGTCTGGGTGGTGGACGACGATGGTGTGGCCGCACGTCGGGCAAGTGAACTGCGGTTCGTTAGTCACGGCCGTCCTCCTCAAGTGCGGCGTGCCAGCGGTCGCGCCAGCGGTCGC